AGTTAAGGAAACCTATTGCTATGACAACGGCTGGCGGAAAATAGAGGCATTGAGATAGAAGAGAAGTATTGTGAGATTGTAGCTAATAGGTGTCGTCAATCTGTTATGGAATTAAATATATGATTACTGAGCAAACTTTAGTTGCCATAGCTGGTGGGATTGCCTTTGCTGAGATGTGGGAGGTTGTGGTTAATCAGGCTTATGAGGATTGCCCACATGAGGCTAAATGTTTTGAGGTATTGGGATGTTGGAAGATTGGGAAATGCCGGAATCCTAGCATTATATACTGGACATGGAAAATGCTGGCAAGGAATAATTGAAAGGAGGTTAGGATGTCGATACTTGATGAGAACTTTGAAGACAGGACAGTCTTTGAGGTAACTACTAACGAAGGTTCATTTACTTTATTTGTCCTCGGTCTAGGATGTATATTTCTGTCTGTTATGTATCTAATAATAACCTTCTGGTATAAAGTCAAATATCAATTTCTAAGGAGGTAATATATTTATAAAATTAACACCAAAGGTTAAAGACCAATTATATATGTTCCATGCTTATTTTGTGTGGGCCGGTTTAATATCACAGATTGTCCACATATTCAGGTATCAAAGTGCCCAAGATATAATGTGGTATATGGTGCTGGGCTTACTATTGAGTGAATTTGTAGCCCTGCCCAGAGCCGTTGATTCACAATATTGGGTGTGGAAATTATGCCACAAGGTATCGGCTGGTCTGGTAGCTGTTTTGCTAGCTGGTGTGATTTTATATGGATAGATTGGAGGTGAGAGATGCTTACAGGAACGGATACTTTTGTCATAGGCGGAGAAGACTCTAATGCGTTTGTTATTAGCGATATATATTTAGAACAAATGTATTATTGGACTAAAGAATGGCAAGAGGGTGAATTGGAGGCTGATGAGGATATCAAGAATGGAAGATTAAAGAAATTCGCAAGTGCTCAAGATGCGGTAAAACATCTAAAGAGAAAACAACATAAAATCTTGAGGAAAGATGAGCAAAAAAGAACCGCCTAAAAGTAAGAAAGATAAGTGCCTTGAATGTGGTCACCGATTCTGTGAGATATGTCATACAGAATTGATATCTAATGAGCAAGATATGTGCAGTTTATGTGCTTCCAGTAAAGAGCATCTAGGCGATTTGGGATGGGAATGAGCAAAAGGAATTTCATATAAGAACTTGTTTGACCATTGAGAATATTGTGATATAATAACAAGTAATTGGAGAAGACAGAAGCTGAGTGAGCAAGGAAAATTTTACTCTTGAGGAGATAAAGGAGATGCTTATTGGGATAGCGAATAAAAGTCCGCCATTCTGGGGTGAGACAACTCTGCTATGGCAGGATGGTAAAACAATTTTATGGCGTGAGGTTACAACAAGAAAACCAATGAAAGGAGGTAAAGCGCCAGAAAATATAATTTAGGTTTAGTTATTTCCTGAAGCGAACAACGCTAGGGGTAAGACTCTGGCGTTGTTTGTTTATGTGGAAAGATGATAAGTATATCTATACGAAGGGAATATTAACGGCAATAGCTTATAATTATAATCATATTTATGAAGGAGTAGAATTTAGGTTTGGTCATGCTGAATATGACCCTTACAAGATTGTAGAATTTAAGGTTGATTTTGATATGGCGTTAGATGCGATTGGTAGAGGAGAATGGACAGGTAAAATGGAGGATAAGGATTTTGGGGATTTCAGGCATTTCGGGAGATTGCAAAGGTTGGTAATTGCTGATATTTACAATATACCCGATTGGGAATTGCTTGATTTTGACCTTGTTCATATTCCAAGATTGAAAGGGAGAGCTTATTCTTGGATGTCTCATTGCTTGAATGGGCTTCCCTATGGACAACAATTTATGCCTAAAACTATTGACAAGTATGATATAATATAAGTATAAGATATAAACAACCTGTAGAGTGTCAATCTACTGCTTTCCCATTAAGCGTGGGCTTGTTAGTAGCGAAAGCTGAGCAAAGGAAAAGGGTAGCCAAGAATTGCAACACGAGGGAGATACGGCTCTGGTCTGCGGACTATTGCGCTGGTGAGGACTTTGCCCAATTCCAGACATACCTAATAGCCCTGTTGCAAACCCTAATCTAACAAGCCCTAATGTAAGCTCGTCATATAAGACGGGCTTTTTTATTTGAGGAGCGCTGGTAATAACCAGAGGGGATATAGCCGAGAAGTGTGGTCGGGCAGGCTATATATAAAGTAAATAATGGCAGGAAAACCTAGAAGAGATTTAAACGATAAACAGGAACTATATGCTAAATGGCTGGCCTTACCTCCTTTAGAGCGCTCACCAGGGACTCAGATAGCTATGGCTAAAGAGCTGGGAGTCACTAATAGAACCCTACGGATGTGGCAGAAATTACCCCATATACATAAATATATAGTAGACCTCTATACTAAAAGACTCGTAGAACTGGTAGGTCCAGCTACAAATACATTGGAATTAGCAATAGCTGAACCTAAAAAGGTCAGTAGAGTATCCTTTGACGCAGCTAGATATATAGTGCAGGACTGGGCTAAGAAACAACAGGGTCCGAGTAATATAGTAAAGAATATAGTTGATATGTATGAAAGATACCACCCTGGCGATAAGCTGAATGCTAACCGGTGAAGCTAAGAAGTTATACCAACGTGAATATATGAGGGAGTATATGAGACGGCATAGGTCTAATGTTAAGACCCCGTTAAGACCTAAGTTAAGACCCTACAGTAAGTCACAGCAGTTGGGTAAATAAGGGGGGATTAGATATGGCACATTTATTGAGTGATAAGATTGGCACAGAAGTTTGCAAGGCTATTGGGTTGGATACTGAGAATATAAAAGAATTGAATCTGTATCTCAAGGCTGGCAGTGTAGCGTATATTGAAATAATACGCTACTTAGATGGTAAAGAACTCCCCAAGGTAAAGCGTGTGTTAGAGCGGTACGAATTTGCACAAGTAAAGGCATAACAATTGGGTAAGTAATCCCAATGGGAATTTGATGCCCTCAGGAACCTTATCTTTTAATATTGGTTTTGTGCCTGAAGTGGGGTGGGGGAAGTAAGTAAGCCCATCCCTCCTTTCCTTAACAACACACCTTAATAAATCTACCCTATAATCGTGCCTACGGTGGGGCGCACTATTATTGTTATGGAAGGTAGGGGGGTGTTATTTTACACAGAATAGTGAGAGAGGTGGAAGGCTACCTCTTAGAAATTCCTACAACTTTTAAAGTCACTAGACATAAGGAGGAGAAAGAATGTCGAAAGTAGAGTGTCCCTATAGGGAAGACTGCATAGATATTGATAAGCTATGCCAGAACTGTCTAAACAATAAGAAGCGTAGCTATTATAAGGCAAGAGAACCAAGCTATCAGTATTCCTCTTATCCTTGTAACCCGTATTGGACATATACCGTAAGTATCCCATCTATTTGGGATAATACTACTTCTATTAGTGCCGGTAATACAGATAGCGAAATCCACACATAAGACTTTGAAGCGGTATTAAAAAGGGGGGCGAAATAAATCTTGAGTTTCCTGATGTAGTTGAGTGGTGGCGGGCTGAACCTGTCATATTTATTAAAGAGGTATTAGGTATTAGTCTCTGGTCGAAGCAGGCAGAGATAGCTAAATCGGTAAGAGATAATACGAGGACTTCGGTCAGGTCTTGTTCGGCTGGGGGGAAGACGAAGGTAGCTGCTTGCATAGTAAACTGGTTTTTAACTTCCTTCAGACCTTCAACTGTATTGACTACTGGTAAGAGTTTCAGGCAGGTAAAAGAGCAGTTATGGCGTGAAATCAGGACGGCACATTCGCAGGCGAAGATACCGATAGGGGGGAATGCCACACAGACCAACCTGGAATTAGGAGATGACTGGTTTGCTCTCGGCTTCTCCACTGATGAGCCTGACAGGATAACTGGGTTTCACAACAAGCATGTACTTGTGATTGTAGATGAAGGGAGTGGTGTCCCGGACGAAGTTTATGGAGCAATAGAAAACCCGTTAGCTGCTGGATTTACCAGGTTATTATTATTAGGAAACCCTACACAGGGCACAGGCAAATTCAAGGATAGTTTTACCTCACCATTATATAAAAACTTTCACATATCGGCATTTGATACTCCTTCTTTCACTGGTGAGGGTGATTACCCCTTTTTAATAAACAAGGAATATGCAGAGCAGAAGAAACTGGAATGGGGTGAGGACAATCCTCTCTATGAAGTCTATATAAAGGGTGACTTCCCCTCCGGTGAGACTGATAGGTTAATTCCCTTTGGGTTAGCCGAGGCATCCATTAATAGAGAGGTTAAGCCTGATGACCTGGACATAATAGCTATAGGCGTAGATACGGCTCGATTTGGTGATGATGAAAATGCCTTGTATGTCAGGCAGGGCAACAAGGTTATAGATTCCCTTTTCTGGCGTAAGTCGGATACAGAAGCCAATATCGGGCGGGTAGCTCACAAGATAAGGGAATATGGCACTTCCGTTGTTAATATAGACGAAGGTTACAACCCTGGCGTGGTGGATGGGTTGAGGGGGTTGGGGATAAAAGTTAGAGGAGTCAGCTTCCAGGGTAAGGCAAGGGATTCCAAGACTTTCGCCAATATCAGGGCTGAGATGTATTGGGGGCTGGCAGAGATATTCAAGACAGGGATAATACAAATACCGGATGATAAGAAATTATTAAAACAATTAACTGATATAAAAAAGAAACCCCTCAACAGGTATGACCAAATAATTATAGAGAGTAAGGATGAGATGAAATCCAGGGGATTAAAAAGTCCTGACCGAGCAGATGCTCTGGCTCTTTGCTTTATGCTTCCCAAAGGTAGAGAGCCGAGGATAAGGTGGATATAAATGCCATTTTGGGACAGATTTATTAAACAGGCGAAACGACCTAACCTTTGGGGTATGGGCAATATGTGGGAATCCCCACCCGAAAGAAACACACAGGGTTATCTGGATGCTTATTCCCAGATTTATTCTTTATTCGGGATAAGCCTCCGTATTGCAACAGCGGTAAGTGAAGCCAGGTGGAGGTTGTATAAAGGGAACGATAGGAGTGAAAGAAGCCAGATTGCAGAACACCCGATTTTAACTTTGCTTGATTACGCCAACGAATTCCAGACAGGGCAGGAAATTATAGAATTAACGCAACTACATATGGACCTGGCTGGGAAGGCTTTTTGGTATTGTGGTAAAAATGGATTAGGTGTGCCAGGTGAAATCTGGGTGTTACCACCCAACAGGGTAAGGATTGTACCTTCTAAAGAGAAGTTTATATCTGGGTTTATCTATCAATATGGTGAAGAGAAGATTCCACTATCTACAGAGCAGATAATCTATTTCCCCATGCCCGACCCAACAAATCCTTATGGTGGTGTTGGTTATGCGCAAGCAGGGGCTATTGAACTGGATTCAGAACTATATGCTAGTCAGTGGAACCGTAATTTCTTTTATAATTCAGCCCGCCCTGATGCTGCCCTGGAATATGAAGATGAACTGACTAACGAACAATATGAGCGTGTTCGGGAGCAGTGGTCAGTCAGACATGGTGGGTTGACCCATGCCCATAAGTTAGCCATTTTAGAGGGTGGCGTTAAGTATAAGCAGATACAAATAGCACAGAAGGATATGGATTTTACCGAGCTTAGGAAGCAGACTAGAGAAAATTTATTATTTGCTTTTGGGATGCCCCTATCGGTAATGGGTATATCGGAAAATGTCAATCGAGCCAACGCTGAAGCTGGCGATTATACTTTTGCTCGATGGTTGATAAAACCACGCCTTACAAGGATTAGAAATAAATTAAATGAGCAGCTTATACCCTTATTCCCCAAAGCTAAAGGTGTGGAGATTGATTTCGATGAGGTTGTGCCTGAAACAATTGAGCAAAAACAGGGGCTTGCTGAATCAGGGGTTAAAGCAGGCTGGATGACAATAAATGAAGCCAGGAAATTAAACGGGCTGGACCCTACTTCTGGTGGGGATGTATTTCTTATTCCAATGAATTTAATCCCTTCGTCAATGGAAGGTGAGCTTACTGCCCCTCCCCCAGAACCAGAGGAAGAATGATTCCTAGTGAAGCACACAAGGAAGCCTTATGGCGTTTATATGCAGCTAGAACAGAACGGGAAGAAGATGTATTTAAGCGGACTTTCCATCGCTGCCTATTAAAGCAACGAGATGAAGTTATAAACAATGTAATGCAGCAGCCTCGGAATGTTGCCGAAACGCTGTTTGATTACAAACAAGCAATTAAGGACTTTAAGAAGGGATTCCGACCTGTAATTCAGCACACGGTTATTGAAGGTGCAAAACAGGCAATAGGTTTGGTGGAATTACTAAAGCAGTTTGGGCCTGAAATGCTTAATCAACAGGCTTTGGCATGGATTTCATCAAAATCACTTACATTAGCTAAGGGTATAAATAGAACTACCAAGCGGGAATTGCAGGCTAGTTTGGCTGAAGGATTTAAGATTGGTGAATCTATCCCCAAATTAACTAAACGAGTGGAGAAGGTTTATAGCCAGAGATATAGCCGACATGCCAAAACCTTAGCCCGAACTGAGACTATAAGAGCTTCAAATTATGGTGCTTTGCAGGGGTATAAAGAAGGTGGTCTGGAACAGGCGGAATTTTATGCTGCAGATGATGAGCGAACCTGTGAAGATTGCATGGCTTATCATGGTAAGTATTATAAATTGGACGAAGCAGAGGGTTTAATTCCTGTTCATCCTAATTGTCGTTGCACCTATTTGCCAATAATACCTAGTGAGCTAGAAAGGGAACTGCCCACTGAGCCTGAAGGTCCCAGTGGCGCAGAGTGGCAAAAAACATTAACAGAAACAGAACAAGGTGCTATGCGGGGTTGGGGCAGTTCCCACTATTCCGACTTCAGGACATATCAAAGAACGGGCATAGCCGACCCCAGAATTAAGAAATACGCCAAAGCATTTGACAAAGCATTAACGAAGGATGGTCGCTATAAGGGTGAGGTTTGGAGGGGAATAAATAATATTGATGCCAAAACATTTAATGCGATAAAAAACAGTAAAACTTTAACCTGGGATGCAACAACCAGCGCAACTACACGGGAAAATATCGCAGCCAGTTTTGCGAGGGGTAAACCCACTGACCCACATAGAATTATATTTAAGATTAAAACTAAATCGGGAGTAGATTATAGGGTTTTCTCAATAAAGGAGGAGGAAATAATATTGCACAAAGGTTCACAATATCGTGTCACGGGGCAAAAGACTAGAGTATTTATAGACCGCTCTAAAAATAAATTTGATGCCCTTGAAATGTTCCTGGAAGAAATATAATGGGGAATCGCTTTACTGATAATAACATGGATTTTGTCTCTCCAGACAAGGGAATTTGCAATAAATGTAAACATAAGATTTTGGGGGGCAATATATGTGAAGCCTTCCCCGATGATATCCCTGATGAGATTTTAAGGGGCGTGTTTATTCATATTTTACCCTATGAGGGCGATAATGGAATAACATTTGAGCCACGAAAGGGTATTGTGGGTTAAAGTATAGGAGGTTAAATTATGGCTGAAACAATTTATAAGGTACTTGACTGTGAGGTTAAGAAATTAGAGGATAGAATTTATGAATTTACTGCTTCAACCTCTACTCAAGACCGAGATGGGGAGGTGATTGAAGCTGGTGGCTGGGACTTAAAGAATTATAAAAAGAACCCAGTCATTATGTATGCCCACGATTATCGCACTTTACCTATCGGCAGAGCACCGAGAGTGTATGTATCAGCGACAGGTGAATTAAAGAACACCGTTGAATTTCCACCTGAAGGAACCTATGAATTTGCCGATATTGTAGAGAGGTTGGTTGATACTGGCTATTTGAAAACTGAGTCAGTCGGTTTTATTCCCAAGAAGTGGGAAGATGGCGATGGTGAAAAAGCACCGAAGCGGAGATATACCAAGCAGGAATTACTTGAAATTTCCATTGTGCCCGTGCCGTCAAACCCTGATGCTTTAAGAAATGCTGTTGATGATGGGGTTATCACAACTAAAGAACTTGAAGTTATCACTAAGCCAGAAGAGACTGATGATTGGGTTAGAATTCCGATGGCAGAATGTGCTGTTACAGCTACGATAGATATTTCTAAGAAAGAAGGTATAAAAGCCCTCTATTGTGGAAAGG